TTATTTATAAATTAAATTTTCCAACAACCCTGCTTGGGGCACCCTTGGGGCAGTGGCCGCCAGTCTCTGATTCAGTATATCAACCTGTGACTGGTTGTTGTCGGCCATCCCCCTTGGGGCAGTGGCCGCCAGTCTCTGATTCAGTATATCAACCTGTGACTGGTTGTTGTCGGCCATCCATGCACCATATACTGTATAGACCATCTGAGCATTTGCATGCCCCATTTGTGCGGCAATAAAATTGGGATTGGCGCCAGCGGCGAGTGACCAGCAGGCATAAGTGTGCCGGGACTGATATGCTTTCCTGTATCGTAAACCGGCTCGTTTCATCGCCGATTCCCATATCCTGTTTAGTGACGTTGCTGCATAATGTGTTCCGGACTTTCCTGAGCGTGTGGTAAGCTGAGGATTGAACACGAAGGTACATGAATGTGCGCTTGTCCGGCCAAATTCGCGTAGCTTCACTTCGATTTTATGCTGTTTGCCCAGCCTCGTGAGTGATGCCTGATTTTTTAATGTATCAATTGCAGGTTGTGTCAGATGTATCACCCTGTCGGTTCCTGCTTGGGTTTTCGGCAGGGTGAACTCTTTAGCCTGAGTGTAGTTTCTCCTGACAACCAAAGTACCCGCCTTAATATCGATGTCCTCCCACGCCAGTGCGCACAATTCTCCATGTCGCATGCCAGTGTAAACTGCAAGTGACCAGATATTTTTGATTTGCTGGTGGTGGCAGGCGTCAATGAGTCGCGTAAACTCTTCCCTTGTGAGTGGATCTGGTTCAGTTTTTGCACGTTTCAGCGTAGATATTTCACTGAACGGGTTCTGTGAAATATAACCGTTGCTTGCTGCAAACCGGAACATTCCACAGATAATCCCCATATAAGAATTTACTGTTGCCACGCTACGTCCCTTTGGTGTTAATTCACGGTTTGGCCTCACTACCTGATGACCAGTCATCAGTTCCCGCCTGAAAACGAGCAGATCCTCCTGTGTTACAGCAGAAGCAAGAACCTGTCCCCCAAGCAAAGAAACACTCGTTTTCACGATCGACTCATAACGAATCATCGTGTTTCTTGATATTTCCATTTCCTTAAGCCCGAGCCATTTCTCCGCAAGTTTAGCGATGGTGATATCTTTATTCACCACGCCGAACTGTTTCAGGTTTGGCGAGTCAGGAAATCGTTCCGCATAGTTAAAACTACCTGTCTTAATCAAAAAACAGACAGACGCCCGTAACTCACCTGCAATTTTGCGATTTTTAGGGGTGTCTGGCACCCCCAGATTTTCACGCACGCGCTTCCCTTTGTAGTGGAAGCAGATACGGAGTTTACCTCCGTGGTTTTCAACGCCGGTTGGATAGGCTGATTTAGCCATAATTCCTCCTGCGTCCAAGAGCTTCATCAGATTACCGCCTCATCAGATTAAGTCAAAGATCGAAGTTCGGATCAGGCTGGTTTTTAATCCAGCGATTAATCTCAGGAATGTAGTACATACACTCGCTGGTGGGCTTCGGATGTCCGCCAGGGGCCACATGCTTGTACTCGCGACCGAGCAACCACGACTCTTTACGGGCGCGTAGTATTGTCCCGGGTTTTAATCCGGTAGCTGCAATCAATAATTTTTCAGTGACCCACTCATTGGGGACTATTTGATAGATGATTGTCTGCATCCTCACCTCACACCACATCAAAACCATGGCAGTAGCGCCACACTTCATACATTCGTTTAACCACTTCCCGGCAGTAGAATGCGTAGTCGTCACGCGTCAGGTCATAGCGGTTTCCATACCTCCTGAGCACCCATATCTCAAATTCTTTGTTCATATCCACCTTCCATAACCTGAACCGATCCCGTTACGTCCTGGTGTATGCCCGACGTGATAGTTATTGCAGAACGGACAGCGGTAAACGCTCATCTGCCCCTGATGTCCGTAACGTTTACGAATAATCCAGAGTTCAGTCTGTGCACCGTCAGCAGTCTTATGTCTTTTTTTACATCCGCACTGCTTGCGTCTGAGACGGCGTTTGCTGGTCATTACTTCACCTCCACACCGATTTCGGCGATAACACAACACCGTTCGATCGCTTCTTTCACTTGGCGTTTATAGATTTCCGGATGGAATACTTCCGTTTACCGCTACCGCTCCAGAATGCTTTCGAGCTGGTATCTGGCAGGGTAATGGTCAACTGTTTACCAGTGGTGGCATCGTTAACCGCTCTCTCCCATTTCTCATCAGTCTGTGATTCCAGGCGTTGTAATAATTCCCCAATACTCAGCGGAGCGATAAGCTGCTGACGTAAGCGCTCAATCTCCGCCGCCATGTAGTAGCCGGTTTTACTCCAGGTATCGATGTCATCGCCGACCATGTCAGGCTCCATTGACGCCATCAACAATGCATCGTGATAGTTCTGGCTGTCGCTGGTGATGGCAACGGCGTAGGTGTCACTGTTTTTGCGCTTATGGATAAGCACGACAGGGTTTTGAATTTTGCTCATTTTGCGCTTTCCTGTTCGGCTTCGATGATGGCATCGACCGCCATCATCAGTGTGCTGGCGAGGTCGTCGTAATCCTGCCAGGCATCATTGCTGAGAAAATTCGTGAGCATTACCGGAGCAAGACAGGAAGCCAGGTATTGTCGGTAAGTCATTCCCCCGGGAGTCGTACTGCTCGGATTGGGGTAGGCGTAGTGCAGGCCGTTTTTCATCGTTGCTCCTCCCGCAGGATTGTTTTGTAAGCCCGCAACATATCGCGAGATTTACCGGATAAAACCGACTTCATAAAGAATATTCCACTACGATTTGCAACTATTCCTAAGGTTGAAAAAAGAGCAGTGTCGACAACACGGTTATGTTTACGAAACTCAAACACAGTGCTGGTGATAACGATGCTTGCTACAGCGCCGTAGTCCTGGTATTCAATTTTCATCCCAGATACTCCCTGGCCATTTTGAAAACATCATCACGGCAGGACATCACAACGAATTCAGGATTGCCGTAAGTCGTGTCAATAACCGGATCGAACTGAAAACGTACCGCGCCATGTTCGCCGGACGGCTGCAGTTGCACGGGAATAAATTTCCGCTCGCGACCAAACATCTTCTCCGGATAACTGAGATATTTCGCCTGGATAACCGGATTGATGCTGAAATCCACTTTTTTCGGGATCACTCGCTCCATATCCGGAAAAAGTCCGTCAACCAGTTTGATACCCGTGATTGAAATGCGGAGATTGAATGCATCCCGGTGAATAGCAAACGCTTCTTTGTTGAATACCAGTTCGGTAGTTTCGGCTTTCGCCGGAACCGGTCCTTCGAACTGAACGATGATGTTTTTCTTCGTTCTGATGCCGTGCTCCATACGTAGTGCTACATGACCATTGGTGGCCTCAATATGCTTCGGGGTAATGTGAAGACCGTTCAGGTAATAACGGACATCGTTTTTAGCAGCACATACCAGAGCAGCGCGAATGAGTTTTGACTGGATGATCATGCTTTGCCCTCCCAGCCGATAGCCTGAAACAGCCCCATCTTCGGGTGATACCAGCGTGTGCCGCGTGGTTCAGCTTCTGACATCATCTGATGAAAGGCTTCCATGAACGGCTCAAGTTCAACGATAGCCCGGCGGGACAAAAGGCCGTCAGGTGTCATAAATTCATGCGTATCGGTGGGGATGCGGTAAGCGTTAACCAGATTCCGACACTTCGCGTCAGTCATTCCGCTTTTGGCGACCACTTGGCGATAGCCGACATATCCGGCGCGCATATTTCCGCGTTTGATGTTCTCGACGGCTTCGGTTACTGTCTCGATCCGTACTTCGACTTGATTCAGGCGTTTCTGCTGGCGAACGGCGTCGGCGGCCATTGCTGCGATCATTTCGATTTCCGTCAGCGGCGCGCGAGTGCGGAAGTAGCTATTGATCAGCTCTCGCTGAACCTGCCAGGCCAGATCGTCATTGAATGGCTTCGTTAACATCAGGTAGCCTGACTCGAAAAGTACAATCCCTGATGGTGCAAATTTAGAGAACGTTCCTTCCGGGAGGTCCGTACGTATTACGTCCGCACCTAATTCGGCATAATCCACACCGTTGATGAAATGCTCACGATTGCGGTTGAATGCGGCACGCGCGGTGCCTTCCGGTCGCTGGTGGACTTCATCAATCATCGCCAGCGTCACAACGCGCTGACCGTGATATTCGACTGCCGGAAGTTGTTTGTTGTTGATCGTTACCGTGTTCATCTGATTTTTCCTCAAAACGGTTTACTGGCCTGAAGTTCTTCCCGCTCTTTCACGTAGCGGTTGTGCATCGAGTCCCATTTCTGGCACCACTTTTCCATTTCACGTTTACGGGCCAGAATCAGGCGCAGGCGGCGAATGGTGCGCTGGTGAGCACGATGGTATGCGTCGGTGGTTTCGCCACGGCGCCATACCTGTTCGCCATGGTCCTGCTCAACCAGAAAATCAGGGTGGCGCTGCTTAAAGCCGGACCGTGTGAAAGAGTGTGATGTCAGAAAGTGGGCCAGCCAGCGGATCGCAGTGTCCCGGCTAAAACAGCGCTTCATGCGCCCGTGCCGGATAGCAGCGTAAAGGTCGCCGACTGGCGTATGGTGCTTCTGTAATGCCAGGTCAATTGCGCTGGCTGTGCGGTTATCCAACATTTGATATCTCCTCAAAACGGATTCCTGCTTCACGAGCTATTTCGATAAAAGAGTCCAGAGAACAAACGTGTTCATCATCCAGAAGTTGCCGATCGCATATAACACGCCCGTTTTCGATATAAAGAACCACGCGCCCGGTGAAATCTGGTGAGATAAATAATTCGATATTCAACGCTGGCAATGGAATTGACACATCCCTGTGTACAATGTTTTGTTGTAAAATCATCAGTTAATTCCTCCGCTGAAATATTTCTCTTTTGCCCAGGCAATGACTTCACCGAGTAACTCATCAACAATAAGTTTTCCTGTCTCGGTCAGGTATTCCGTATGCCCGTTAATATCAAGGCTGTTCATATACGTACTGCGAATAAAAGAAGTGGATTCTGAAATTCCGTATTCACTGCACGCCTGTCTTTCAAAACTCATTAACAGTTTCATAATCGAATTTTCGTCAAAGTCTATCTTCTGAATATCACCATCGGGCATATTAACGATGACACAGTTGCTACCTGTCTTATGCTTCATCCTCTCCAGTGCAGCAATTGCAATGCGACGACGGTAAATTTCAATTGTGTTGTTTTTCACGGCGCTTCTCCTCTTCGTCTATCCAGAAAGAAATATCTGATGAGATATTGAGGGCAAGACCCAGGAGTCTCTCAGTCTGGAGATGGTTCATTTTTTTAAAGCTGATGTACATTAGATCCAGTAGTTCATTAAGACTTCTGGCGGAGATCGCCGCGTCTTCAATATTGTCATTTTCTTCCGGGTTCCACATATTTACCTTCCGTATGCTTTGCGTAAAAACAATTCTGCGATAATGCTGTATCCGGAGGCATGAAAGAGTTGGGCTGTTTTAAACGCAGCTTTGTCTTTAATGAAAGTCATGATTAACTCTCTCGTAAATTCAGGTTATAGATATCCCTGCCGTTTAAGGCACCGATAATTTATTTAGTCCGGTTTTATTATTTAATTAAACTATCCAGTTTTGTATCTGCTTCTTTAATCGATTCTTCTACACCCTCGATCAGAGTGATGATGGCTGATATTAATGTCGCTTCGTAATCATCTCTTGAACTTTCAAGCCACGCAGCAAGCACAGCTTCAGCCTGTTTTACCCTGTTTCTGGCTGAGATTAAAGATATAGTCATTTATCCTTCCCCCTGTCTGCCTGCTATTCGATAAGCCATGTATGTACTTCACCAGATAAGCGACGGATTAAAGTGATTACAGATGATAATTCCGTTTCGCTCAACGTGTCCGGGTAGCTTTCGAACATTCGTAACAGACTTTCGACCTGACATGCTTTTTCGGTTGCTTGTTCTAAAGAAATATCAGCCATGATTGCTACCTTGTGCACCTGAGAGAAATGCCGCGATCTGAGATATTTTATTCGTTGCTATTGCTAATTCAGCCAGATCCGAAATAACACCAGAGAGTTGTCCGATCCTTTCTTTTTTATCTTCACCGCCAAAGCTCAACGAAGCTATGTTCAAACTGATATGGCTAATCGCTTCGAGAAGAGAAATGGTTTTTGAATTGCAGTCACCAGCGATATTGCCGTAATCAATATTTGAACAATCTCCTTCGAAGCGGAAGTCTTTAATATCTACGAGCTGGATGAAGTTTTTGGTAGTTGCTTTGATAGTCATGTCACTGGCTCCGTTGTTTGCCGATGAAATAAGCATACGATCACCAAAAATGTCTGTCAAACATAAATATGCGTCAAATACATATTATGAGATTAAGCTTCTGAATTATATAGATAATAAATATGTTTTAGTTACAAAAAAAAGAGCCGATAGGCTCTTTTAATATCAGTTGGGTTGGCTTAGGCGTGGCGTCGAATTTGTTGAGATTGGCTAAGTAACACCTTGCCACAAACATGTAACATTTCCATTTCTTCCTTGGTGATTTGCCACTCTTTGTAGAGGGGGTTATCAGACAGAACGAGCAATTGGCTCTTGATTTTCTGTAAGCGTTTAACGTACAGGTCCCCGCTAAAATCAAATACGTAGATACCGTCACCATCAAAGTAGTTAACGCCAATGTCAACAAAAATTAGATCACCAGGCTCAATTGTACCTTGCATACTATCGCCTCGAACGTTGATGAGTTTTACTTGGTTGGCTGGCCGATGCCCGAAAAGAGTTTTTGCCTCTTCCGTCACGTACTCTATCGAGCTGATTACTTCGATAAAATCACGGCTAGAATTACCATTGCCTGCACTTGCTGAAACATCCATAACATCGACTCGATACACATCATTTCTCCTCTGATGTGAGAGTGAAAGGATACTGTATTTATTTACAGTATCACTATCTGTTTCAGTTGAAAATAGCTCAGATACAGGCACTTGGAGAGCTTCCGCAATTTTTTGTATGCTTTGCGCACTGTAGCCCTGCATGCCTCGCTCAAGTCGAGAAATGTTTCCTACATCCCAGTCAGTCAAAGCTGCTAACTGCGTAATAGTCATTTTTCGGGCTTTGCGTAATTCACGAATCTTTTGTCCCACTTTCACAAACATTTCCCCCATGCAGTTCTGCAATATGTATTTTATACATAAATTTGTTATCTACACAACTTACCTTGCAAATTATGTTTATTGCGCATAATATGCGTTAAAAACATAGAGGGTTATGCGCATGTTTACGACACCACTACGCAAAGCTCGACTCAATGCAAAGATGACCATTCAGGAGGTCGCAACACAAACCAAGTGCGACCCGGGCAATCTCAGCCGCATGGAGCGAGGTATTCAGCGTCCATCACCGGAACTGGCTGAAAAACTAGCCAAGCTGTTTTGTACGGAATTAACAGAAATTCAGATCCTTTATCCAGAGAGGTTCTTTCCTGATGGAAATGCCAATCAGAACACTACAGGAAATGCCTGAAATTTACGGGCAAGCAGATAAGGACTGGATTATTCAGCAGTTAGAAAGACTAACACCAGCTGTACGGCAGAAAGCGGTTCTGCGTTATGCCGCTGTCTACCAGGAAGCCTTCGATGCCGAGCCTATTTCATACCGAAAGGAGAACCGGGCAAGGCATGAGGCAAACACAAGGCTTCGCCTGTTTGTGAGAAATCAGGGCAGAGCCTTACAGGGGTATACCGCCGAACCTCCCCTGGCCGGAACGCAATCGCGCTCCTGATTGTTTCGGGTTTAAAGGTACCCGAACAGAAACAGGCTTAAAGGTGCCTGTTCAGGTTGGCAACCAACTGACCAATACCATCATGCGCACTAGTAAAATAGTACATTTTTATGGGGAAGAGGGAAAGGGGGGTAAGGGGGGATTGGGTGTAGGGGAAGGAATAGCGCCTTTTCCAACAGGAGAGATCCATAGGTTAAGTAGATCTCTGTAGTAGGGCAGTAATAAAAACGCCTGTATCAGCAAGATAGTACATAAAGGTCAGGCACTGAAAACGTAATGGTTCTTTCTGGAAGAGTGATTTTTCAGGGGAGCTGAATCAGAAGGGAGGCTGGCAGCCTTTGGGGAGGCCACCAGCCATGTGAGGGGGAATCCATGAAAACCACATCACAAAATTATTATCTCATTACCGCGGGGGCCACACAATGCAGCTGACGATCACGCCGAATTTTGCACAGGAACGCGCGCTGAACATGCTGCGCCGTGACTGGAAGTCGCATAATACTTTCATGGTGTATGCGCCCACTGGCAGCGGCAAAACGGGGTTAGCAGCCTTCATCGTTGCCGGGTTCGTCAGCCGTGGTATGCGAGTTCTGTTTTGTGCGCCGTACACCATCCTGATTGGTCAGACGGCTAATCGTTTCGTGGAGTACGGATTACCGGGGGATGAAATCGGTTATATCTGGGCGGATCACCCCAACTACGATCCGGACCGGAAAATCCAGATTGCCAGCGCCGACACTCTGATTCGCCGTGTGTTTCCTGACAATATCGATCTGCTGATTATCGACGAAGCACATCTGCGCAAAAAACGCATTCTCCAGGATATTGAGCGTCTGCGCGCCAGCGGCGTAAAAGTAATCGGACTGTCGGGTACGCCGTTTTCCCCGTTCCTGGGCAAATACTATGACCGACTGATTAAGCCGACTACCATCGGCGAGCTGATCCAGCGTGGCGATCTGAGTAAATACGAATTTTACGCGCCAACAAAGCCGGATCTGAAAGGCGTAAAAACCAGGTCTTCGCTTGAGTACGGCAACGATTACAACGAAACGCAGCTGGCTGAAATCATGTGTGGCTCTACGCTGGTGGGCGACATCGTTCAGAACTGGCTGGAGAATGGCCGGGATCTGCCTACCATCGCTTTCTGCGTCAACGTAGCCCACGCCAATTACCTGACAATCCAGTTTAACCTGGTGGGTGTTAACGCTGAGGTCATGACCGCCGACACTCCGGTGGATGAGCGTCAGACCATCATTCACCGATTTGAAACTGGTGCAACGAAAATCATCGTTAGTGTTGGCGTTCTGGTGGCCGGCTTCGATAGTGACGTTCGCTGCATCATTTACGCCAGGCCAACAAAAAGCGAAATTCGCTGGCTGCAGGCGCTCGGGCGTGGCCTGCGCACCGCACCGGGTAAAGAATCCTGCCTCATCTTCGATCACAGTGGCACCGTGCACCGCCTTGGTTATCCGGATTCTATCGAGTATGACGATCTCCCCGGTAAGTCTGACGGCATGGAGGAAAGCGCGCGCCGCGCAGTTGAGGAAAGGGCCGAAAAACTTCCCCATGAATGTTCTCAATGCCACTACATGAAACCCGCAGGTGTGTACGTCTGCCCGAAATGTGGGCACAAGCCGCTGGGCGGTGAGGACGTCGATACTGACACCGGCCGCAAACTCAAAAAGCTGGGTAAAAACCAGCACCAATCCACAAAGGCACAGAAACAGGCCTGGTGGAGTCAGATCAAGTTTTATCAGCGCCAGCGCGTATCGCAGGGGAAAAAGCCCGTCAGTGATGGCTGGTGCGCTCACACCTTCCGGGAAAAGTTCGGTGAATGGCCGAATGACCTGAGTGACTTCCCGATGGAAATTACCCCAGAGGTAAGCAACTACATCAGACACAAACTTATCAGATATGCAAAAGGAAAGGGGAAGGCGGCCGCATCAGCTGAAACTGCCAGCCCCATTCCCGACTCAGACATTACCCACAAGGTAATAAGTGCAAAACGCCAGGTAGAGAATATTCGCAGTATGCTTGGGAGAAGAACCGCGTGAAAACAGCAGAAGCGGCGAAAGGCCGCTGGCCTGAAATTTTAGAGCATTTCGACCTGCCGCCGATAACCGGAAAAAATCACTACAGGGGTGAATGCCCGGTATGCGGTGCACGTGGCAAGTTCCGCATTGACGACCGCGACGGTGCCGGGACATGGATCTGTGTATGTGGTAGTGGTGATGGTATGAAACTTGTCACACTGACACAGGGGAAGCCATTTAACGAGATTTGCACCGAAATAGACCATCTGATCGGAAATGATTACCAGCGGGTGAAAATTCCGGTAAACAGCAGCGCCACCAGCTTACGCAAGCGTGTGTTGAGCAAGTTCTCTAAGCTGGAGGCACTGCGTGGCACATCCGGCGCTGCGTATCTTAACTCCCGTGGAATATTCAACCTTCCTGCTGAGGCGATCCGGTTCAATGCTAAGCAGAGACACAACGGGTGTGTATTCCAGTCTCTTTATTCCCTGGCTACTGACGACAAAGGGGAGTTGTGCTATCTGCATCAGACTCTGCTTGATGGTGCCAAAAAAGCAGACATCGGTAGCAGTGCAAAGCGCCTCAAATCCCTGCAGGAAGATAACTATCTGGATCACGCTCGTTCAGTAGCGATCCGCATGTTTCCTGTCGCCAGCACTCTGGGTATCGCAGAGGGCATCGAAACGGCGCTGTCAGCGCACCAGATTTATAAAGTGAACACCTGGGCAACGATTAACAGCGGATTTATGAAAAAGTTCCGCGTACCAGCAGGCGTTCTGCACCTGATTATTTTTGCCGACCGTGACGAGAACAGCGCTACCGGACTGGCTGCGGCTTACGAATGTGCTCATGCCAATCTGATGGCAAAGAACGACCTGCAGCGTGTCAGTGTGTACTGGCCTGATCACGGTGATTTCAACAATACGCTCATGAATGGCGATCAGGTTCGTGAGCTGGTTTTCCACAAGAAAAAGGCGGCTGCGTAATGCGTACAGATAACAATGAACATAAAGCACTATTCTCCATCCCGACGGCAGCGCACAGCTCCGCCCTGGCAAATATTAAGCCTTTGCCTGTGCAACGGAGAATTACCGGGCATAAACAGACCGACGCCTATCTCTGGGTACTGGAGGTCATCCGCCTGAATGAACCGGCACATCTGGACGCTGCAGAAGCTGCGCTGGAGAAAATTAAAATCTCTCCAAAAGAGGCCGAGGAACGGTATTCCCGTTATCTGCTGGCGAATGGCGGCGATCCTTTCCAGGTAGCTTTCGGTACCATCGGCATGGATAACCCGGCTAGGGCTATTGAGAATGCGCGTAAGAACATCAGGAAAGCTGCTGATGTTCGCGCTACGTTCGGCAGCTATGAGGTAGCGATGGAGGACGTAGAGGCTGAGCGACTTATTAAGTCCTCTGCGAAATTCATCGATGATTATGACTGGGGATGGACTCCAGAGGAACTCGAAGACGGTTATATTGGCGGCGGTCGTATGTTTGAAATTGAAGATCAGCGTCGTGATTATGTTGATGGCTATCGTGACGTTCTGCCAGAGCCGCATACTCTCTCTGATGTTGTTCGTGAATTCGTTTACTGGGACTGGCTTTATAGCTCACGCAATGTTGCCGGCAAAGAACTCGGTTACTCCGGGCATCATAATTCAGTCTGTGACCGTGAGCATTATCTGGAAAAATTGATGACAACAATCAAGCCAGTCACACGCACAGAAGCAATGGAAGTTTGCCGGTGGGTGCTGGAGAACGAAAGACTCAATGACCTGGGCGAGGTTACAAACGCCATTATCCTCAACCTGGTAGGGGAGTGCGAACAATGAAGCTTGAGGCATCGTTAAAACACTTCAGCCCTCAGGGAATGCATATCAGTGACGACGTGAAAGGAACCTCTCCGGATCGTCTCACCGGCACCGATGTTATGGCCGCCATTGGTACCACCAGCAGCCGCGCGCGGTTTGGTCTGGCTGCTTTCTTCGGAAAGGCCGGGATCAGCAAAACGGATGAACAACAGGCTGTGCAGGCGCTGGCGCGTCACGCGATGGATACTGCACCGAAGAACGTGCGCAAAGCTGCAGGTGGTGAATTTGGCTGGTGTATGCTGGTACTGGCGCAGTTTGCCTTTGCTGAGTATTCCCGTTCGGCAGCTACCAGCGTGACATGTCACAGATGCAAAGGCAGCGGGCGAATTACCCGAACGCAGACAACCCGCAAAGTTTCTTACCCGTGGGGGAAAGCACCATACTGGGCCAGCCGTTCCCGTGCCGTTCGTCCGTCAGACTGGGAGCAGTGGACAGAGGTAACGGAGGTAGTGCCTGCTGTCTGTGAAGCTTGCGACGGTAAGGGAACAATAAGCGCCCGGTGCCGTTGCGGTGGTAAAGGTGAGGTGCTCGACCGCAAAGCCACAAGCGATCGTGGCGCGCCGGTGTTTAAAATCTGCGAACGCTGCAGCGGAAATGGATTTACTGCGGTACCGTCTACTGCGGCCTATAAAGCGATACTGAAGCGCGTACCTGATCTGCACGTGAGAACATGGACCCGTAACTGGAAGCCGTTTCTGGAGTTGCTTGTTGATGTTTGCCACAGGGAAGAACAGAAAGCAGACGCTGCGTTTCAGGATGCAACGAGTTTTCGTGATGATGTGAACAACATTTAGCATATTAGATACATTAAGCTTGATTTTGTCCGAAGTTGTTGTGTATGCTTCAAATCGTAGGTTATTGCGCCTGCACGAAATCAAACCCGCCTTCGAGCGGGTTTTTTTGTTGTCTATGGAAAACCCCCAGCTAGGCTGGGGGTTCCGGAAAGCTTTCAGCTTTAAGCCAGTTATTAAAACCCCTTTTGATTTGTTAAAACATCTTGCGGTCTGGCAACTGCAAAAGTTCAACAAGAAATCAAAAGGGGGTCCCAATGGGGGACGAAAAGAGTTTAGCGCACACCCGATGGAACTGTAAATATCACATAGTTTTCGCGCCCAAATACCGAAGACAAGCGTTCAATGGAGAGAAGCGTAGGGCAGTAGGCAGCATATTAAGAAAATTGTGTGAATGGAAAAACGTGCGGATTCTGGAAGCGGAATGCTGTGCAGATCATATCCATATGGTTGTGGAAATCGCGCCCAAAATGAGCGTATCCGGCTTTATGGGGATCTGAAAGGGAAAAGCAGTCTGATGTTGTATTAGCAGTTTGGTGATATGACGTTTAAATACAGGAACAGGGAGTTCTGGTATCGTGGGTATTACGTAGATACGGTGGGTAAGAACACGGCAAAGATACAGGAATACATAAAGCACCAGCTTGCAGAGGAGAAAATGGGCGAGGAGTTATCGATCCCTTATCCGGGGAGCCCGTTTATGAGCCGTAAGTAACGAAGTCTGATGCAAATGTCAGATCGTATGCGACTGTTAGGGCGCGGCTGGTAACAGAGCCTTACAGGCGCATCAGAAAAACCTACGCCTATGCCGGAGGATATTTATTACCGTAAACCGGGGAGGTTATTTGTTAGAATTTTATTCAGCAAGATGTAAAGCATCACCGGGTTATGGTTAGCACCCGGTTTAACGTATAAAGTGGCTGGCCTGATAATTTCTGTGGGAGGGGTATGATAAAAAAGTAATATTATTTTTAGTGTTTTTTCTGGTTATGCAAGTGCCGTTGATTTTGTATATCGTGTTGACTCGAGACCTTCAGATGTGATTTTTCGGGATGGTTTTGCTTCTCACGGTAATAACAGGAATCTTCAGCAACATATAAGAGGTGACTCCTGTGCCGCCGGTAGTCGAGACAGTAACTATATTGCGATTATCTCAGATATTAATGAGGCTTATAATATAGCGCGATTATATTACTCCAGAGCAACATTTAGCGGCAGGTTGTACAGATACAGAATCCGTGCAGACAATAGTTTCTACAGCCTTTCGCCGTCTGTCGCTTATATTGAGTCACGTGGTATCCAGTTTGGTCATTTTGAGCGAGTGATGATGTGGTTACAAAGTGAGTATGCATATGTAAATTCTATCCCAATTGAAAATATCCAGGAAGCAGTTGAGCTTGTTTACGACGGAAATACAAGTATGGTAAATATTGTTGGAGTTGATTATGAAAAAGAAATTAAAGGTTTTGACTCTTGCTCTTGCCTCATTATCCAGTGTTTGTTATGCAGGCATGGCTGATTATGATAAGTATATGAGCAATGCTCAGATTAACAATATGTCTTATGGTGTGTATACGTCAGGGGGTAAGGAAACTCAGTTTTTCTGTATCGGACTGAAGAGGGGGAGTCAAGTTCCTGCTGTTAATAATATCTGTAAAATTGATGTGTTTGGGACCCATAAACAGGGGTTTGATAATATGCTGGCGACAGCAAGGTATTATTATACTACAGGGGCGGATGTAAGGGTGTATTATAAAGAAAATGTCTGGGGTGACAGAGAATTCACAGCTGCATTCTCTGCTAATGAATTAATTGCGTTAACTTCCTGCAGCTCACCAACTTATTGTATGGGGCCTATGAATCCACAATAAATATTGTTAGTGGAATGGATTTGGGGATTGTGTTTGGAGCATTTGCGGGATTGTTTTTCATGGCACCCATGCCGCAGGTGCTGTCACCCAAAAGCACTCCTTCAAGGTTCTGGCAACCGTGGGTGGTTTGTTTGATGGAGTACCTCTTGAGGTTAGAACTCTCACCATAAAGGCTGCGCGTTTGCGTGGCCTTTTTCGTATTCAGGCTCACGGGTATCACTCATTGCGTGCTTTGTTGATAAATTCAGCCCGTGAAGCCAGATCCTGTTTCCCCTCATTTCTGAGAGGGCTCACATAACCAGAGGGGCTTAATGTCCGAACCGGTATCCAGTGCGACAGTGTTGGCTGGTGGATTAATGGGGGCAAGTGTATTCGGTCTGGCGACCGGAACCGATTATGGTGTGGTATTCGGTGCTTTTGCCGGCGCGGTGTTTTATGTCGCCACGGCAACCAACATCGGACGCATCAGGCTGGTCGCTTATTTTATTACATCATTTATTGTGGGAGTGCTTGGCGCCGGGCTGATAGGTACTAAGCTTGCGGCAATAACGCATTATGAAAAACCACTGGATGCACTTGGCGCAGTAATTATTTCTGCAATGTGTATAAAGTTTCTCACTTTTCTCAACAGTCAGGATCTGAACAGCCTGTTCAGTATTCTCTCTCGTATCAGGGGAGGGGGATCAGATGGTAGCAAATGACCCTTCTGCAGTTCTGAATGCCGTAATTTGTGGGGTAATAGTCATCGTTCTGATGTTTTACCGACGCGGTGATGCGGCACACCGCCCCCTGATTTCGTTACTGGCCTATGTCATGGTGCTGGTGTATGCCAGCGTCCCTTTCCGGTTTGTTTTTGGTTTATATGAATCATCCCACTGGCTGGTGGTGATGGTGAATATCCTTATCTGCGCCGCTGTGCTGTGGGCTCGCGGTAATGTGGCGCGTCTGGGCGATGCACTGAGGCACTGATGAATCAACAACAATTTCAGCAGGCGGCTGGTATTAGCGCCGGGCTTTCTGCGCGCTGGTTTCCACACATTGGTGCGGCAATGTGTGAATTCGGTATTACTGCTCCACTGGATCAGGCCATGTTTATTGCGCAAACCGGGCATGAAAGCTCTGGTTTTACAAAGCTGGTGGAGAGCTTCAACTACAGTATCGCCGGGCTGACCGGATTCATCCGCGCCGGGAGAATCACTCCAGATCAGGCCAGTACTCTTGGACGAAAAGCCTGTGAGAAGGCGCTTCCGCTCGAGCGACAGCGTGCAATAGCTAATCTGGTATACAGCAAGCGAATGGGTAACAACGGGCCTGGCGACGGCTGGAACTACCGCGGGCGTGGACTTATCCAGATCACAGGTCTGAACAACTACCGTGATTGCGGTAACGGGATCAAAACTGAGCTCGTTGCCCATCCGGATCTACTGGAACAGGATACGTATGCTGCCCGTAGTGCAGCGTGGTTCTTCGCCACTAAAGGGTGTCTGAAATATTCCGGCGACATGGTACGCGTTACGCAGATAATCAACGGAGGACAGAACGGTATTGGTGATCGGCGGGAGCGCTTTGAAAAAGCAAAATCGGTGCTGGTATGAATCTGTTACCTGTATTGCTTAAAAAATTCTGGAAGCCATTAGCAGAAATACTGCTGGTGGCTTTTTTGTTATGCGCGGCAGCGTACTGGTGTTATTCACGCGGGTATCAGAAGGCAGATTCATCCTGGAAATTCCAGTGGGCGCAACGAGATCTTACTGATGCGACCGCTGCATTGCAGCGTGAAGTAACCGAAAGAGCGAAAGAACAACGCCGCCAGCACGCCGCAGATGAAGAACGGAAAAGAGCCGATGAAGAACTGGCAAAAATACAGGTCAACGCTGATGCTGCTGAGCGTGCTCGCAGTGGGTTGCAACAGCAGCTCGCAGCAGTACAGCGGCAGCTCGCAGGAAGTGAAACCGGCAGGCTTTCCGCTCTTGCCGCAGCAAGTCAGGCAAAAGCCGAGACCGGAATACTGCTCGCCCAGTTGCTTGGCGAAGCTGACGAGCTGGCGGGAAAGTTCGCAAAAGAGGCTGATGAGCGTTATGTCGCCGGAAGCACATGCGAACGTACCTGGGACAAAGTGACCGGGCAGAACTGAAACCTGATAACAAGGAAAATTAATGAAGGCAAAATTATTCGTACTGGCCCTGGTATGTGTGTCCCTCGCCGGTTGTACAACGCTTTATTATCGGTAATGACTATGCGCCGTATATTAGCCACCGCTGCCGCACTTTGTCTTGGCGGCTGCATTACTGTGTATGGTCCGGTTAAAACAGGAGGGCAGCAACAGCAGGACAGCCAGGCCGGGCAGCAGCCAGGGATGAGCGAACAGATATCAACCTCATTCATCGGTAACCGTAAACCGGATGAGTTGCTGAATGCCGTGGCGCTGTACTTCAGGGAAAAGGCCATCACAGCCAGTGTTAACGACCAGACCACAGGAATTATCGCCGGTACCGGGGATGACCCGGAACTGAGTTCGTTGTATCTGGACTGTTCACTGTTACCGCAGACACAAAATATCCAGGAGCATTACCGTATCGTCGCGCAGGTCTGGAGTGCCGGTGAAGGCAGTAATGTTTCGGTAATGGTGACAGGCACTGCCGGTCTGGATACTGCCGACGGTAACGATAAGGTGAAGCCGGTGGAGTGTAAAAGTACCGGGATATTTGAGAAGGATTTACTGGAACGGTTACGTAAGTAAGCATTACAGCAGGCATTCCCTGAGTGTCTGCGATAATGATTAATCACAGGGAACATAATCATGGCAAAACCTGACATCCAATCCAGAATTGCTGAACTTAAAGCGCAACGCAATGATCTGATTGGCATAAATGCGACATACATCCTGAATCGTCTCGTTAAGATAGACCAGATGGACGTACTCGACATCCTCAAAGATAACATGAGCCTCAGGCCGTGAGTGCTAAAAGGCGTCTGTACTTCGTGGACCATATGATTAAGCAGGGGGAGCTGGTGGCTGACAAGATTGAAGTTAAGTTAGATTTTGACGCTCAGGATGTTCAGCGCCAGCTCATGCGTCTGGAAGAACGTGAAATACCGTTTGCGATGGCACTTACGGCAACCAGAACGGCTAAGGCGGCGCAGCTGGCGCTGAAGGATGAAATCAGCCGTGTGTTCGACAACCCGACACCGTGGATTTTGAACTCAACGTATATTCTGGCCGCAAAAAAAAGCGATCCCAAAGCTGTTGTTTATGCTCGTGAGTGGGGCGGTACACCTGCGCCAACTACGCTAACGCCGCAGATTGAAGGGGGAGAGCGCCAATATAAGCGCTCTGAAGGTGCATTGAGGGCTGGTGGTTATCTGCCGAACGGTTGGCAGGTTGCCCCTGGCCCCGGCGCAAAGCGGGATAAATACGGGAATATTAATCGGGGGCAATTGCAGCAAGTGCTGTCCGGTCTGCGTGTGCAGCGCGATGTACATCAGAACCGCCGTCAGGGCAAGCCTACGGAGTTTTTTGTTATTCGTCCTGGTACGAGTAACCCGCTACAGCCTGGCGTGTGGCAGCGCGTTGGGCGTCGTCCTACGTTGATCCTTACATTCATTCAACGACCTGACTATTCGCAACGGCTTGACTGGCATGGTGTTGCTCTGCGGGCTGGTGAAGCGGCCTTCGCTGATGAGATTGCAAAGGCTATTGATAAGTTACTCGCTAAGAAGTTCGACTAATATTCGCCGCGTGTGTGGCGTGCTGCGGCTGGCTGACAGCCTGTGTGATCACCTGCCAACCCCTTTGGGTCCTTCCGGCCAGGAGCGTTGAATGCGGGTCATTCGAACCCCGCGATCCGTCTAGCTGAACGCCAAAAAAATTAGGTTAAAAGTGAGTGGTAAAAGAAATTCTGTTATCCATATGAAAATAATAGGAAAAGTTGCATTTTTCATGGCTAAGTTGATAGTGAAAGGAAATGCCATATTTGCTTTATAAATCAACGTTTTGAATGCAGATCTTTTACCCCCAAAACACGCATTAAGATAAAAACCATACAAAACAACAAGTTAATTACTGTTTTTTTACTCAACCCCTTAAAACGATCCTCTTTACTCACAAAAAAGCAATTTAATCAGTGTATTACGCTGTTTTTATGTCGTTTTTTGAGTAAAAAGATCATCAATATTCTCTTTAAATATCAATTGGTTAACTCGATTCCTTTAACCGAGTGCTTAAGGTGGCTATAAGATGACGCTAAAAATCGAATATTTACCGCTCGGTAAACTCCTGAGATACGCCAAAAACTCGCGTACCCATTCTGATGAACAAGTCGATCAGCTGGTGAACAGCATTCGGGAGTTCGGTTTCACAAATCCGGTGCTGATTGATGAAAAAAACGAGCTAATTGCCGGGCATGGCCGGCTTGCAGCAGCGGAAATATTGGAGCTTGCCGAAGTTCCGGCGATTCGGCTGAAAAACCTTTCTGAGAAGCAGAAGAAGGCCTACCGCATTGCTGATAATAAGTTGGCGCTGAATGCTGGCTGGGATATGCAGCTGCTGGCAGAAGAAGTCCGGGAGTTGATGGATGACGATTTTGATATTGATCTGCTCGGTTTTCACGAAACCGAAATTGACGAGATGTTGGCCGTAGAGACGCCGCCTGATGAGAGCGATGATGCGCCTCCGGTCGTTCAGATTAAATATCTCTCAATCGATAAGGATCGTATTCCGGCAACTGATACCGAAATAGCTTTATTGCTCGATGTTTATCGGCAATACCACGATGCGCACGGCACCCATGAGGGGTTCGTTAAACACCTCGCTGATGGGCGCCAATAATGACTATCGTCAGCAAATCAGAATTTGCCAGGAGAAAGGGTATTTCCCCGGCAATGGTTACGAAACTATGTAACTCCGGGCGTATTCCCGTTCTGAAAAGCGGCAAACTTGATTTTGACAAAGCGAGCGAAGCTTATGAGTCCTCCCGACAAGTAGGGAGGGAAGTATCAGCCTCCAACGGGAAAAAGACTCGTGGATCATCTTCAGAGCAACCCGAACTACCTCCAAATGATGCTGGCTTAGCAGGTGGCTCGACGGCTGTTGCTGCGCAATTCAATAAAGCTAAGACCGCTGAGAAGGTCTATCAGGCGAAATTAAAGAAACTGGAGTTCGAAGAAAAACAGGGTTCGCTCATAGCGAAAGATGTTGTTACCGATGATGCGTTTGTTGCGGCCAACGAGTTACGCAGCCGCTTATTTAGTATTGGCCCCCGCGCTGCCCCGCGCTGCGAGGGAAAACCGGCCAGGGAGATCGAACGCATTATTGAGGATGAAATTAATTTTGCGCTTCAGGCGCTTCAGGACTCCCGATTCATTAAGCAGGAAGAATAAACCGCATGGGCGAAACAGTATGGAGCACCGCGTTTTTCCGTGCGCTTCGCCCTAAATCACGGTTAACGGTGTCCGAATGGGCCGATAAATATCGTCATGTGGCGCCGGGAACATCGCCGGAGCCGGGGCCATGGCGCACAAGTAGGGTGCCATATTTGCGTGAGCCAATGGATGTTATTGGCGATGCTGATACTGAAACGGTAGTCATGCAGTGTAGTTCGCAGATTGGTAAGTCAGAAATGCAGCTCAACGTGATGGGGTATTTTACCGATCAGGAACCCTCACCACAGCTGATGATTTACCCGACAGTTGAAGCAGCTGAAGCCTTTTCGAAAGAGCGTATCGATCCCACCTTTAAGTATTCTCCGGGATTAAAGAATAAGCTCCGTGAAGGGAAAGAAGGTCGTGGCGCGGCTAAAAAGTCCAGCACTACGATCCGTATGAAACACTATGCGGGGGGGTATGTGGCGCTGGTTGGCGCCAACTCGCCAGCTGGTCTTGCTTCTCGTCCAGTTCGAATATTGTTAGCTGATGAAATCGACCGTTACGGTGTGACGCAGGAAGGCGATCCATTAAAGCTAGGTATTCAACGAACGACAAACTTCCATAACCGCAAAAAAGTGTTTGTTTCTACTCCTGTGTTAGAGAAAACGAGCAACATTCATAAGTGGTTCAAGCTCTCGGATCAGCGTTATTACCATGTGCCTTGCCCTTGCTGCGGGGCTATGCAGGTACTGAAATGGTCGCAAGTGAAATGGGATAAGAACGACATGGGGGAAGCGTTGCCTGAAACGGCTCGCTACGAATGTCGTGAGTGCGGCGATGTTATCCGTGGACCAGGGAAGCCAGATGTTGAGTGGCTAGCTAAAGGGGGCTGGATTCCGGAGCACCCCGAAATAAAAGGTATTGTTGGGTTCCATATCAGCAGTCTTTATTCTCCGTGGGTAGCATTGTCTGAGCTCGTAGCTGAGTTCGCCGAAGCGACAAAAAACCGCGATAAAAACGGCTTAATGGAATTCATCAACCTGAAGTTGGGTGAACCGTGGAAACAGGACGCGAAAGAAGAAATTGACCATGAGTATCTTCTGCAGCGTCGTGTTCGGTATGAGGATTTTTTACCTGACGGCGTATTGCTTCTGACCGCGGGTGTTGATGTGCAGGATAGTTATCTGGTCGCTGAAGTTGTGGGATGGGGGAAAGGCAAAGAATCCTGGGGGATTGAATACAAAATATTCATGGGGGACCCTGCTCAATCTGCTGTTTGGCAGCAGCTGGATGAGTTTCTTCTCCGGTCGTGGCAATTCCGTGACGGCCAGCGCCTGTCGATAGCCGCTGCATGTGTTGACTCCGGCGGTCACTTCACAACAGAAACTTACCGGTTCACAAAACCTCGCGAATCTCGTCGAATTTACTCAATTAAGGGGCGTGGCGGTGTGGGGCTGCCATTCATCGGTAAACCGAACAATAACAACCGCATTGGTGCAATGCTGTTCAGCCTCGGCGTCGATGATGGGAAAGGCACTATTATCGCTCGCGTCAAACTTCACGACCCTGGCCCCGGTTATATGCACTTCCCGGTCGATTCAGGGCGTGGGTATGACACCGAATACTTCAAAGGTTTGCTCTCAGAGAAGAAGGTCTTTGAATACAAAAATGGCCAGACAAAAGAGAAGTGGGAAAAGATTTACAACCGAAATGAGCCACTCGACTGCCGTAACTATGCGTCTGCGGCGATGGAAATACTAAACCCCAACTTTGATTGGCTTGCCGAGCAGGAACAACGAGGAAACGTTTATGTTCAACAGCAACAGCAAAGCGCACAAAGAAAACGGCGACGAGTCAGAAGTCGCGGAGTTACCGCATAGGAGTAATATCAATGAGTTATGAGGCAATTTCGCTAACTGAAGCTCAAGAAATGCTGTCGGTTTGGAAAGAGGCATACCGGGCTATCGCAATCGGTGGACAGTCCTATAAGTTGGGAACAAGGCAGTTAAACAGAGCCGATCTCTCAGAAGTGAGAGAGCAGCTTGATTTCTGGCGTAATGAGGTCGAGCGGATGACTGCCGGCACTCGTCGTGGACCGCGTGTTAAACGCGTTGTAGTGAGAGATTTATGAACATTCTGGATAAGGTCATTGCGCCTTTCTCGCCACAACGTGCTCTTAGCCGAGCTGTGGCGAGGAAAAAGCTGGAGGCGATAAATAACCTCGGTTATGACCGCCACGGCGCCAGCACTCATAAAAAATCGCTGCGTGGATGGTTCAGCCGAGCAGGTTCACCGGACGATGACATTACAAAAAACCAAGGGAAACTGCGTGAACGATCGCGCGATCTCTTTATGGGAAACCCCCTCGCAACGGGCGCCATTAAAACGATTCGTACCAATGTTGTTGGCTCAGGGTTAAAGCTAAATGCCAACATCGATGCCGAATTTCTTGGGCTAACGCCAGCTGAGGCGAGAGCTCGGGAAAAACATACTGAACGAGAGTTCCGTTTATGGGCTGATTCAGTGAATTGCGATGCTTCCCGGATGTGTACATTTGGGCAGTTGCAATCTTTGGTCCAGATGGCCGCGCTTTCGTCGGGGGATGTGTTTGCCACCCTACCGGTTATTAAGCGAAAAGGGGCTATCTACGATTTATGTGTCTATCTCATTGAGGGTGATCGGGTATGTAACCCGGATAATGTATTTATCCCGGATATGTACGGCGGTATTGAGTTAGGAGAGTACAGCGATCCGGTTGCGTACTGGATTGCAAAACACCATCCCGCCAGTACATCCGGTTTTACACAACGAAAATGGGAACGCATACCTGCTTACGGTAAGAACACCGGGCGGCGTAATGTGCTGCATGTTATGCAGGATTGGGAGCGTCCAGGTCAACGTCGCGGCGTACCCGTTCTTGCGCCGGTAATTGAAGCGCTAAAGCAACTCGGTCGCTATACCGACGCTGAACTGGTGGCCGCTGTGGTTTCTGGTCTGTTTACCGTGTTCGTCAAAACAGAAGCGCCAGAAGGGCCTATAGGTGAGGGTGGCATACCTACATACGAGCAAATCGATAACTATGATGAAAATACCGTTGAAATGGGTTCGGGTTCCGTTGTCAGCCTCGCTGACGGGGAGTCAGTGGAGACTGCTAATCCTGGGCGCCCGAATACCGCATTCGATGGTTTTGTTGTCGCAATTTGCCGTCAGATCGGCGCAGCGCTTGAGCTGCCTTATGAACTACTGGTTAAGCATTTTACTGCGAGTTACAGCGCGAGCCGCGCCGCGCTGCTTGAAGCCTGGAAAATGTTCCGTATGAGGCGCGAGTGGATGGTGCTGTCTTTCTGTCAGCCTGTCTACGAAGAATGGTTATCTGAAGCAGTGGCAAAAGGCCGGGTTATCGCACCCGGCTTTTTTCATGGACCGGAATACAAAGCGGCCTGGTGTGGTGCTCAGTGGTATGGCCCATCGCAAGGGCAGTTGGACCCACTGAAAGAGGCGAAAGCGGCGAAACTCCGGGTGGATGAAACATTTTCAACGCGTGAAAAAGAGACAGCTGAAATGTCGGGTCTGAATTGGGAAGAAACAGCACAGATACGTGGCCGGGAGGAAGATACCCGGCGTGAACTGAAGATTTCCAGTGTCCAGGAAACGGCAGAACAAACAGAGGTAGAGGATCAGAATGTCTAACTGGTGGAATATCAAAAACTCAGCGGGGGAAGATGATACCCCGGCTGAAATACAACTCTACGGCTATATCGGGGAATGGGATGATATTTCTTCAGCTGAAGTAGTTAAGGAACTGAAGGAAATCAAGGCTAAAACCATTGTTGTCCGCATCAACAGCTATGGCGGCTCAGTTTTTACCGCACAAGCGATACTCTCTTCCCTGAAGCGTCACCCGGCTAATGTCACCGTCTATATCGATGGTATAGCTGCATCGGCCGCAACCATCATTGCGATGGCCGGGGATAAAATCATCATACCGGCTAACGCAATGATGATGATCCATAACCCGTGGACGCTTGCCGCTGGTGACTCAGAAGAGCTTCGTAGCATCGCTGAAATGATGGATAAAGTCAGAAATAGCATCCTGGCCGCTTATCGTGAAAAAACGGGGCTTTCTGACGAAAAACTTATTGAGTTGATGGACGCCGAAACCTGGTTCAGTGCCGATGAAGCTGTTGAGCTGGGCTTTGCCGATGAAGTGGAACAGCCAATGCGCCTGGCCGCATCTCTTAACAACGGCGTTTTCTCCCTGAATGGTATGAGCTTTGACGCTTCCCGCTTTGCTCACCTACCTGATTCACTCGCCAAATTAACAGTACCAGATAACAAACAATCTGCGGTGCCGACCGCGCATAACGAGGAGGAGATCGTGGATCTCGAAACCCTGAAAAACAAACATCCTGATTTATATAACCAGGTATTCAATGCAGGTAGAGATGATGGCGTGAAGGCCGAACGTGATCGAATTAAGCAAATTGAAGATTCGGTTATTCCCGGGCATGACGAATTGGTCAACAAAGCCAAATTCGAAACAGGGGTATCAGCTGAAACATTAGCTCTTGAAATTATGAACGCGGAGCGCGGCCGTAATGCAGCGTATCTGAAGAACAGAGCTGAGGATGCCGACCCGCTGAAAAATGCCGTTGATAACCAGGTACCACAGAACAAGGGTGAGCAAGAGGTTGCAGCAGTGAAAAACCGCATTGGTTCAGCGTTTCAAAATCGTAACAAGCGTTAAGGGGTAAGACATGCAGGAAACTTTTACTTATGAACCAGATAATCTGGTTATATCTGGCGCCATGCCAGCTGTACCAATCAATATCAATGTGGCCAGCGGTGTTATTGAACGTGGCACGTTGCTTTCCTTCGTCAGTATTGATCCAGCAACCAACGTAGTTACGGTGGCACCGATTGACCTGACCAGTGCGAATGCGGAAGAAAAATTGCCGTTCTGTATTGCACAGCATCGTATCGATGCTTCTAAAAAAGCATGTCGTGGAATCGCATGGGCGACCGGAGTATTCAATAGTCGCAAAGTGATTCTACCAACTGGTGTAAAGGTTGCTGATGTATACCTGGCCTGCCGTAAGGTCGGTTTGTTCCTCAACTACGCCATGCCTAACCCGACCGCATAAGAGAGATTTATATGCCTGATATTGATATTTTTGAACGCCGCACGATGCTTGAGCCGGTCATTCAGAACTTTGAACCGCGCCGCTTCCTTCTGCGTACATTTTTCCCTGGTATTTCGACCTTCAACACTGAAAAAGTGGATCTGGACTTCGTTCGCGGTGGTCGCACTATGGCGCCATTTGTTGGTAAAGGGTACGGCTCAAAAACGGTTGAGCGCCACGGTTTTGAAACAAAAACGTTACGGCCACCTCTCGTAGCTCCTGACCTGGTTACTACAGCAGAGCATCTTCTTAATCGTCTGCCAGGTGAGAATATCTATAATGCCAAAACGCCTCAGGAACGCGCTGCTGAGCAATTAGGTAAAGATCTGGTTGAACTGGATGATATGGTCAACCGTCGCGAAGAATGGATGTGCTCTCAGGTTCTTTTCAGCGGCATGGTTGAAATCGTCGGTACTGGCGTAGAAGAAACAGTATATTTCTGGCCGGATAATGATGCTGATAAGCCATATCTTGAACTGACTGGTGATGACCTCTGGACATCGGCTGCATCTGATCCACTGGTCAATGTGCGCAACTGGAAGCGTAAGGTGTCATTAACATCTGGTTTTACCCCGCGCGTTGCAGTCATGGGGGCTAAAGTTGTTGATGCCTTCGTTGCAAACGAAGCTATCAGTAAGTACCTGGATAACCGCCGTAAGGAGTTAGGTAAGATTGAGCCTAAAGATCTGGAAGAGGGCGTTACATTTTACGGTACCATCGAAGGCGTTGATTTCTATGGCTACGATGAACTGGTTTACAACGACGTAAGCGGAAAAACAGAACCGTTGGTACCTGAAGATAAAATTCTTCTCGGTGCGCCGGGACGCGGTGAAATGCTCTATGGGGCGGTTGTACTGGCCGATGAAGCGGAAAAAAGCTTCACGCTGGTGGAATCACCTCGTGTTCCCGATACCTGGGTAAGCCGAAAACCAGAAGGACGTTTTGTCGCGATGAAGTCCGCGCCGTTGCCTAACCCCGGCGTGGCGGATGCTTATCTGGTTGCTAAGGTGGTGTAAATGGCCCGTTTAGTTAAAAACATCGATACCCGTCAATACGGCTCGCTTAAAGCGGGCCGTTTGCTTGATGGGGTTTTGCCAGAATCAAAAATTGCTGAGCTAATCGCTTCAGGTCATGCTAAAGCGACTGATGGCGATGAACCCCTCACTGATACCGGAAAAAACGCTGAGAACGCCGCTGAAGCGTTTGAAATGGCATTCAAGCGGGGTTATCGGCATGGTTATGCTGCTGCGGTAAATGATGCTGTTGATGAGGGGCTAATCAGCGCGGAAGAGGCTGGCACTTGTATTTTCAATGTTAGCGAGATCGATACAGATATCGCTAGCACGAATATCAATACAGGTGTTTCTGGTGGAGATAACACCAATTCTTCCGATAGCGTTGCAGAGGAAGGCATAAAGCCAGAAAAGAACCAGGCTAAGGCTTCTGCGAAGGAAAAAAATCAAAGGCGTAACATTCGATGAACTCTTTTAAAGAGATAATGGCGCAGGATATTTCTGCGGTATTTATGAATGAGAAAGAGTTTGCTGACATCTACAACATTGACGGCAAGGACATCCTTGCCGTTCTGGATACAGACCTCGTTCACGAACGTAATAAGCGCTCATATGCTGAGTTTGCTGAGGGTGTAAATCAGGGGCAAATAACGCTATTTGCTTCGCGTAATGATTTTACTCACGTTCCTGTTAAGGACCAGTTAATGGTTATTAACGGTCGTAGCTATGTTGTGAATGAGGCCGCAGATAATTCAGGAGTGTTAGAAATAACTCTGACTATCAATACGAACAGAGGTATGCCAATTTGAGCAATCTGTTGATTGATGCAATAAAAAGTCGGTTAGAGAAAGAGATTTGCCCTAACCTGTTGATACAGGGGCCTTCAGAGGATGAGAGGGATACAGACGTTAAGTTGTATGTTCCCACTATCTTCAAAGGTTTTTTACCACCAAAATCAGCCCCAGACCCAAATAAACCTCCAGAGTTTCCGCACATTATAATCCGTCCCACAGAAGGGGGAATGCAGCCTGACATGGATACTGTTCGGGTGAAATTCCTGCTGGGTGGTTTTTGTGAAGATCCAACCGGATATGAATGGTTAATGATTGTTCTTGGCCGAATGGCTAAGGATTTTCAGGAAAACCCTGTTCTGGATATGCAGTATGAATTTCAGAACGATATCCACTGGAAGTTGTTCGATGATCAGCCATATCCTTTTTGGGTAATGGAGGCGATTGGTTCCTGGTCAGTAATTAAACCTCAAAATACTCAATTTCAGGACGATCTCTAATGACTACTGAGAAAAAAACCGCGAAAGCGGCGGGCGCGGCTACGCCAAAAAAAGAAAATATCCCGACATTAATTTATATCGGGCCAACAATTCCTCAAATTTCATTGCTGAAGCACAGAATATATCGGAATGGTTTGTCGGTGGAGTGTGAAAAGCTGATAAGCGTTATTCCAGGTGCTAAACAACTCTTTGTTACTACTGCTGATTTTGCTGATGCAGAAAAGCGGCTTAGCGATAAAACCAGTGTTGAAGCTGTGATGTATTCGCGTGTTTTTGCAGCGATGAAGGAGATTAATTAATGGGCTACCGTCACGGTATTTATACATCTGAAATACCTACTTCAATTACACCTCCAGTAAACGTTAGTGCGGGGTTAATTGTTGCGTTTGGTACTTCTCCAGTAAACCAGCTTGATAATCCATCATCTGCGGTTAATAAACCGGTTATTGCATACACCTATGCCGAAGCCGTTTCAAAGATAGGTTTCAGCACTAACTTTGAAAAATATACTTTGAGCGAAGTGATTAAGGTCGCTTTTGGTATCTATGGCGTGGCTCCGGTTGTGTTTATCAATGTACTGGACCCGACAAAACACAAAGCAGACGTTGTCGATGAAGCCGTCAAACTTTCAGGCGGTAAGGCAACGCTGGCTAAGGATGGGGTTCTCTACGACTCTGTTGTTGTAAAAAGTGCTGCGCCCGATGCGGCCGTTCTTGTTGTTGATACCGACTATATTCTTGCTCTTGATGACGATGGGTATACGGTCATTACCGCAATCACTGGTGGGGCTATCAAGGATAAAGATGCAGCGCTAACCGTAAGTTATACACACCTTGATCCTGATGCAGTGACCAAAGATGACATTATCGGTGGTGTTGATCTTAACACCAAGTTAAGTACCGGCCTTGAGCTGCTTGCTGACGTTTACCCGCGCTTTAAACTGGTTCCCGGCCAGGTGATTGCGCCTGGATTTAGTACGGACAGTGAAGTTGGCCAGTTAATGGCGACTAAATCCGCGATGATAAGCGAGCTGTTCAAAGCTGAAGCGTTAACTGACGCCCCAGCCGATGCGGCGATAATCAGTGATTACTCAGCGGTACCGGAATGGAAGCAGAACAATAACCAGCTCGCCGCGAACCAGACTGTATGTTGGCCGATGGTGAAGCTGGGAGACACCATTTATTACCACTCCACTCATCTGGCAGCTGCAACATGTCTGATGGACAGTAAAAACGGTGATGTTCCTTCACGTTCTCCGTCGAATATCACATTGCAAATGGATGGTGCTGTTCGTAAAGATGGCTCAGAGGTTTGGTTGAATAACAGTCAGGCCAACTATCTGAACGGTCAGGGGATCGTAACCAGCCTTAATTTTGATGGCTGGAAATCCTGGGGAAACCGCACCGCAATTTATCCAAAAAATACAGACCCGAAAGACGCGTTTCGTGTCGGGCGCCGAATGTTTAACTGGACAGGGAATACGCTAATTTTGACACACTGGTCAAAAATAGATGACCCTGCTAACCGACGGCTTATTGAGTCAGTCGTTACCAGCGCTAATATCTGGTTTAACGGTCTTACCGGGAATCAGGACATTGCTGGCGGTAAGGTCGAATTTAATCAGGCTGAAAATCCGACGACGGCGTTGATGGATGGGATCGTTAAATTCCATGTGAAATTTACTCCATACTCTCCGGCGCGAGATATAGAGTTTATTATGGAATATAACCCTGACTATTTATTGAATCTGTTTGGCTCAGCTAATTAACAGGGGGTTGTTTTGAGTAATCAAATTCCAGAACGTTTAATTAACTTCACCGTTTATGGTGAAGGTAGCCGTATTATTGGCATAGCTGATGCTAAATTACCGTCCATTGAAATGATGACAGAAACAGTTTCAGGTGCCGGAATTGCAGGTGAAATTGAAACCGGGACGCTCGGACACTTCAAATCAATGAGTGTTTCGCTGAAATGGCGAACATTAACAGCTGATGGTACAAACCTGTTTCTTTCTTCATCGCATCAGGTGGATTTCAGGGGGAGTCAGCAGGTCTACGATGCGGGAACCGGTAAATATAAAACCGTACCAATCCGCGCTTCAATGAAGCTGAATCCTAAGAAATTAGATCTTGGTTCGTTACAGGTATCAAAAGCGACTGATACTGAAAATGAATTTGAGGTTCTGTATCTCAAATTATTTATTAACGGAAAGGAAGTTCTTGAAATAGATAAGTTGAACTATATCTGCATCTTTAATGGCGAAGATATCCTTCAGACTGTTCGTGATGATTTAGGGCTCTAAGGGGATAAGATGGAAATTATTGAATTAAGTAAAGAGTATCGTTTTGAAGATTATGAACCAACGTCAAAAATAGTTCTTAACCTGGACGAGTTGAAGGGGGCGGATATTTTAGAAGTGACTGACGTATTACAGGCTCAGGGGCATGTTTCTGCTTCAGCTGCATTAGATAATAAAGTCCAGGCTGCGTTAGCTGCTCGCTGTCTGGATCGTCCGGTTGAGTATATTAACGGCTTGCCAGCGCGTGACTTCGTGAAAATCTGCCAGAGGGTACAAAGTTTTTTGCTGGCGTAGGGTTCGATCCACGCACCCCAATGGATAAGCAAGTCATGAGGGCCGCTCGTTCCCTCTCTCAATCAGAACAATTCACACCGATTTCATACTGGCTCTCGCTTCGGCTGAGTCGCCTTATCGCCTGGATTGAGCTGTTTAATGAGGATAATAAATAATGGCCAGTAATAAGAACTTTCAGCTGGCTTTTGAAATAGGCGGCAAAGTTGCCGCCTCTCTCCCAAAGAGTTTTAACGTTGCTCATCAGGCAGTGGCGAAACTTAACTCTGAGTTAACCGATCTCAGAAAAGACCAGGGCGAGGTTCAAAAGCTTCAGGCGATGAAAGCCAGGGTTGGGCAGACGGCGCTTGAATACCATAAAGCGGCCGCTCGCGTGGAAGAGCTGCAGCGGCAGATAAGTAATACCGAGAACCCAACCCTGGCGATGATCCGAGAGTTTGAAAGGGCAAAAACTCAGTCATCAAATTTACGCACATCGTTACGTTCACAGCGTGACGAACTCGCTTCGCTGAAAAACGCCTACGGTGGGGCTGATACATCAGCTAAGGGGCTGACAGCTCGTGAAAAAGAGCTGAAACTCAGCATTGATCGCAATCGTGAAGCTCAGTCTCGCAGCGTAGAGCAGGTAATCCGCTATAAAACAGCACTGGCTCAGGCCAGGACTAATATTCTGGATGCAAAACGGGCTCAGGATGAACTCAACCGTTCGCTGGAGAAACGCCGCGAGCTGAAAATGGAACAGCTCGGAGAAGCCAAAGGCCAGTTAGTCAGATCCGGTGTACAGACTACAGCTGTAGCTGCCGGGGTATTTGCTGCGGCCAATAACACGGCTAATTTTAACCGTGAGAACAAAATGATCGGCCTGACAGCAGATATGAAGCCAGCTGAGGTTCAGGCTATGGGCCAGGCGATGCTTGTCACCGGGGCTGCGACAAACCAGTTTGCGTCTGATATTCAGGCGGCTCAGGGCTTCCTGGTTGCAGCTGGTCAGGATTACAAAGAAGCTCAGGCTAACCTTCTGACAATAGGGCGTACTGCGACTGCAACCGGCTCAGACATACTCGATGTTTCCAAAGCATCCTTTACACTCAGCGATGCTCTTAAAATCGATCCCTCTCAAATGAAAACAGCTATGGGGATTCTGGTTCAGGCGGGTAAAGAGGGGAACTTCGAATTTAAGGATATGGCCAAAAATCTTCCTGTTCTTGGCGCCCAGTTCCAGGCCTTGAAAATGGGAGGGAATGAGGCTGCAGCAACAATGGGGGCTGCACTACAGATAGCCCGTAAGGGGGCATCAACCTCTGATGAAGCCGCCAACAACATGAATAACTTTATGGCGAAAATCCTTTCGCCTGAAACGCTGAAGAAGGCTCAAAAGAACTTTGGCGTTGATATGTACAAAATCGTTACTTCCGCACAAAAGAAAGGACAGAACCCGTTTGAAGCGGCAATGAAGTCTGTCATCAAAATGACCAAAAATGGCGATCAGAAATTACTGGGTGAGCTTTTTGGTGATATGCAGGTGCAGAACTTTGTCCGGCCAATGATCCAGAACTGGGAAGAATACCGACGGATTAAGGAAACCTCTCTTGGTGCTGGTGGTGCTGTTGTTGATCGCGATTTTGCGAATATCACCAAAGATAATGCGGAGCGTTTAAAGCAGCTCCGCATTCAGGCCAGTAATGCCGCACTGAGTTTTGGCCAGGCTCTACAACCAGCATTAAACGCGGCGCTTGGTGTCCTGGTGCCATTGCTTACTAAAGTCAGTGAGTTTGTCGCAAATAACCCCAATCTGGTATCGCAGATTGTATTGACGGCCGGGGCGTTACTGGCAATGAGAACCGCGGTTATTGCCTGTCGTGTGGCGATGCTGGCGCTGTCTGTAGCAACAAAAATGACTCCTTTTGGCTGGATACAGCTGGCTATATCAGCTCTCGTTGCGGCCGGGGTTTTGCTCTATCAGAACTGGGACAAGATCAAGGCCTGTGCGGTAAAGGTGTGGCCAACAATCAGGGAATATGGCGTTAAGGCTCTTGAAGGACTGAAATTTGTATTCATGAATTTTACGCCTGTTGGCTGGCTGGTACAGGCCTTCAAAGCGGGGGCTGACATACTTAACACCATCAACTGGAGCGACTCCGGGGCTAAAATTATTGAAACCCTGATCACCGGTATTAAATCGAAAGCCAATGCTCTGGTTGATGAGGTGAAGGGTGTTTTTGCGACCGTTCGTGAGTACCTGCCATTTTCTGACGCAAAGCGCGGGCCATTCTCTCAACTGACTAAATCCGGTGGCGCAATAATGGCCACGCTGGCCTCTGGAGTTAACGGGAGTAACAGCCTCCAGACTGCAATTTCAGGTAAGTTCGGGCAGACCCGCTTTTCTCCTCATGGAATATCAGTTGCAGGAGGCCTGTCATCTCGCTCGGGAGCCTCCGGGGGCGCCGTCATACCGCCTGGTGGGATTACATACGCACCAGTGATTAATCTTCCCCCTGGTTCACCAAAGGAAACAGAAGCGGCTGTACAGAGGGCGCTGGACGCGGGTTACTCAGATTTTGAGAAGAAAATGAGCGCCCACCTTTTTCAGAGTCGGAGGTTAAGCTTTGGATAATTACAGGACCATACAGGGCGATGCCTGGGACAGCATTGCCGCCAGACTATATGGAAATGAATATCTGTCTTATCTGCTTGTTGATGCCAACCCAATGCACCGTTTAACGGTGCTTTTTTCTGCCGGAGTCATCCTGACTGTTCCTGATGCACCTGCAAAGCCGGCAACCGTGAATAACCTGCCACCGTGGAAGCGAAACAGTGTTACGTAAAACTCTTTTTGACGTGATTTACCAGAATATGGATATCACGGCTGACATGCAGCCTGACATTCTCTCAATATCGTATACCGATAATGAGGACGGCCAGGTTGATGACATCGCTATTACGCTGAAGAACGACGACGGGAAATGGTCTGGCGACTGGTCACCTGAAAAAGGGGACTTTATTCGTCTTGTCTTTAAGCCATTCAATCAGATAGCGCTGGAGTGTGGCAGTTTTCAGGTTGATGGTATCACATCGTCTGGCCCTCCTTCTGTTGTTGAGGTTAGCGCGGTATCTGTACCCGTAGCCGCTGGTGTACGCCGTGATTTGAAAAGTAACGCCTGGGAGAAAACTACGCTCAGGGATATCGCTACATCAATAGCGAAGCTGGCCAACCTTGAGCTGATGTTTCTTATCGATGAGGGCAGCAATCCATATTACGAACGTGAAGACCAGATGGAGGAAAGCGACTTAAAGTTTCTCCATCGTCTTTGTCAGGATGAAGGCGTGTCCTTAAAAGTTACGGATAGTCAGCTTGTGATATTTGCTCAGGAAATGTTTGAGGAAAAAGAGCCAATAGCAACCCTGACGCTGGGTGTTGATGAAATTATTCGTTATTCCTTCAGTGCTCAATCTTCTGATTTGTATAAGAGCTGCACCTGCAAATATCGGGTACCTAAAAAAAGAAAATCACTGGCGTATACCTGGGAAGATCCTTCTGTTGAAGATGGCGCCAACCTCAAAATCAGAAAACTGGTCGCAAACCTCGATGAGGCGAAGCGTAAAGCGAAAGCGGCGTTGAGATTAAAAAACCGATATCAGAATACCGGTTCTTTGGTGTTGCCTGGTGATACCCGACTTATTGCAGGCGTCACGCTCAATTTAGCCGGGTTTGGTAAATGTTCTGGTAAGTATCTGGTTTCAAAAGCAACTCATGCCATTAGTAACGGTGGGTATACCACATCGGCAGATATTCGTAGAGTCATTGAAGGATACTGAATGAACGATTTAGAAACATTGATTCGCCAGCTTATCCGGGTTGGTGTGGTATCTGATATTGATGAAAAAGGAGTGACGGCCAGAGTCACTTTTGATGATCAGGACAATGTGACCTCAGCCAGTTTGCAGGTCATTGTGAAAAATACGGATGAGAATGCTGATTACTGGATGCCTGATGTTGGTGAGCAGGTTTTATGCCTGTTTTTTCCCGTTGGACCGCAGCAGGGTTTTATCCTTGGCAGCTTTTACGATGAAACGCATACCCCTCCTGCAAACACCGTAAACAAGCGCGTTATCAGATTCAGGAACGGAACCCGTATTGAGAATGACAGGGAATCAAATTCATTGCTGGTTGATGCTGTTGGTGATGTGACGGTTAAAGCCACAGGAACCGTCACGATTGATGCGCCGGAAACCATCATAACGGGTAATGCCACAGTGAAAGGTCTGCTTACCTATCTTGGTGGCCTGAAAGGTAGCTCTGAAGGTGGAACTGCTGCGGATATTCAGGGTGAGATTAAGGTTACGAGTGGAGATGTAGTGGTGGACGGTATTGGCGTTAAAAAACACCACCATGACACACAAGGGGAATATGCCCCTACATCGGAGGCAAAAGCGTGATTGTTGGCATGTATGGATCAATGCCGTTTGTGGCGTCGTCAATGGTGGTGAATACGTTCGCCAATTTTAAACGTACATCAAAACGCCGCCTGGCCCGACATGAAGTTATCGGCCTCAAACCGGTTCTGGAAGATATTGGGCCGGATCTCGATGAAGTGAGTTTTACCATGCGCCTTGATACAACGCTTGGTGTAGTGCCGCTGGCTGCGTTGTCATTACTGCGATTTATGCATAATGCACAGGAGGTTAACCCGGTTGTCATTGGTATCCAGTATTTCGGAAATTTTGTGATTTCTGACATTGATGAAGGCTGGACGTATCTGGGCCCGACAGGAAACCCCCGGGTGATTAATGTGGGTATCAAACTACTGGAGTCGGGTCAGGCCTCGCTCGCCGAAGCGTTGGTAGATATTACGGGTGATGTTGAATCTAAAACTAAAGGTGCATTAGGAAAATTATTATGAGCAAAGACACCTGGCCAGTATCAGCGTCTTCGTATCGTATTAACTGGGCGCCACAAACTGTTGTTGAAGAAGTTCTGCAGAATGTCTCGACAATTCTGGCCACTCAGACTGGTACGGTCCCCTATTCACGAAAACTGGGGGTCACGTCCGGTCTGGTGGATAGCCAGACACCTGTTTTTATTGCTATGGCCACGCGAGAGATTATTCAGAAAGTCAGTGAGTTTGAACCTCGCGCGATTATCCATTCAGTCAGTTTTGACAAGGCGAATGCTTCAGATGGCGTTATACGGCCGAAACTGGTTATAGGAGTCAAAAGATGAATTTACCTCGAGGGGGGTTGCCTGATATTACCTTTGCGGACTCTAATCCTTCACAAATCGTTACCCGGGCTATAAGAGGATTCGAGGCAATCACAGGTGAAACACTGGCGCCAGCAGATCCGCGGCGCCTTTTTATTCAGTCGCTGTGCTCAGTGATTGTTCAGCAGCGCAAGGCTATTGATTATTCAGCAAAGCAAAACCTGCTGTCATATGCTACAGAAGGTAGTCTCGATCATCTTGGTTATATGACAGATACTCCAAGGCTTGAGGCTCAGTCGGCCCTCACTACGTTTGAATTCAGGCTATCAACAGTATTGACGGGAGCTTATACCATCCCGGCAGGTACACAGATTACGACCGGGAATAATGTTATTTTTCAGACTGATGTTTTAACACAAATCCCGCCTGGTTCACTGAGTGGGACAGTCTCAGGACATGCTCTGGTGCCTGGTGTTTCAGGTAATGGTTTTTTACCCGGCCAGATTAATGCACTGATAACGCCTCTCCCCTATGTGGCCAGCGTCAGTAATCTGACGGAATCGAATTCTGGAGCTGATCAAGAGGATGATGATAACTATGCTGAGCGCATTCAGCTGTCACCGGAAAAACTTTCGACGGCAGGGCCCGAGGATTCCTATAAATACTGGACAAGAACCGCTAACCAGAACATCAAAGATGTGAATGTTTATACGCCTGCGGCCGGAACTGTTGAGATTCGTTGTCTGCTTAAGAACGGTGACATTCCATCTGATGAGCTTCTGGAGCAGATAGGTAATGTTCTTTCCGCCACTAATATCAGACCGTTTACTGATCATGTGATACCCAAAAAGCCAGACAAGGTTGATTATGATATTTCGATAAAATACTGGATAAGTACAGATAATAAAAGCAGGGCTACTTTAATTCAAAGTGAAGTCAGTAAGGCACTTGAAGAATATAAGTTGTGGCAGCGTTCTGTTATGGGCCGAGATATTAACCCTGATGAAATAATATCGAGATTTAAAAATGCAGGGGCTAAACGCCTTGAAATAACCAGTCCGGTATTTACTGTAATTAGTGAAATTCAGGCGGCAAGAGAAAGAAATATAGAATGTACATATGAAGGGTTAGAAGATGGTTGATATCTCAGACATTAGTTTGCTGGATGTATTACCTCAGAATTTAGCTCAAAACCCTGATGTGATAGCCATGTCAAAAGCTATCGATGACGAACTACATGCAATTAATAAATTAATCCCTAAAACCACTATATATGGGCTAATTGATGGTCTTGAATCTGCGGTTCTCGACCATCTTGCATGGCAGTGGAACTCTGACACATGGCGGGATAACTGGCCTGTTTCTCTCAAACGCTCTGTTTTTAAATCCATTATCAGGACTAAGCGTATAAAAGGGACCAGAGCAGCCGTTGAAGACGTTGTCAGCAGTCTTGGCGGTGTCGTTGATATCAAGGAGTGGTTCGAACAGTCGCCTCGTGGAGAACCTTACACGGCTTCTATTGTTGCTTCAATTAACTCCTTTGATGGTGCTGTACCTTCGAAGGAGATGCTTGATGATGTAATAAGGAGCATAAAATATGCCAAGTCAGCCCGAACATTATATTCATTCTCACAGGCGGCTAATATTTCAAGCAGTATCGGTATTGCTGGTGGTCTTCAATCTGTCTCGTATGTTCGGTTGACTGGAGAGGGTTAGTAATTCACTTCTTTAATATTTATCTTTTCTATAGATATTTAGTGACGGAATAAAATGGATAAATTAATATTCACAATAACTGACGCCGGGCGTCAGGCAATTATTAATGCCTCGAATACCGGGACCGAGAAGGTTGAAATAAAATCCGTAGGAATTGGTGATATGTATTATATTACTACACCAGACCAAACGGAAATTGGAGGGGAAATAAAACGTATAACAGGCATAGGTGGAACAGTTATATCTCCTGACACAATCCATGTGACAGCGAAAGATGATACTAAAGATGAATATGTTGTACATACAGTAGGGTTGTATACTGATAAAGGTACATTATTTGCGGTTTACTCAAGGGCAGAACCGATAATAAATAAATCAGCATCAACAGTTATGTTGATATCCAGTGATATAACCTTTAAGTCAATTGATACTGCGAATATTACATTTGGGGATGTTGTATTTATTAACCCTCCGGCATCAGAAAGCGTTGTTGGGGTTTCCCGATTTGCGACTGCTGAAGAGGTTGGGGAGGGTCTGGACCCTGCTATTGCTGTCTCGGCGAAGCGCCTGAAAGGTGAGTTGGATAAGAAAGCAAATTTAGATAGCCCAAACCTTACAGGAACGCCTACAGCGCCAACGACCGCTGAATCTGATAATTCACAAAAGATAGCGACTACCGCGTTTATAAAACAGGTTCTGCTTGCTTACGCTAAGCTGGACAGCCCTAATTTCACAGGGAAACCTACAGCTCCAACTGCTGATCAGAGTTCTAATGACACCCAACTTGCAACAACGGCATTTGTCAGATCGGCTATTGCAGCTCTTGTCGACTCATCTCCAGGGGCGCTGGATACTCTTAATGAGCTGGCTGCAGCGTTAGGTAATGATCCTAATTTTGCCACGACAATGACTAATGCGCTTGCCGGAAAAATGGATAAGGCCGCCAATGGCGCGGATATCCCGAATAAGCCGCTGTTTCTCCAGAACGTTGGTTTAGGAGAAACGATAAATCTCGCTGCAGGGGCCCTGCAAAAATCGCAGAACGGCGGCGATATTCCGGACAAAAAACAATTTGCGAGAACTATCGGTGCCGTGACCTCTACCAACATCACATTTAATAATGCTTCTGGATGGTACAAAATCGCCACAGTTGTAATGCCGCAGGCTACATCAACTGCGGTGATTAAATTATATGGAGGGGCGGGGTTTAACGTTGGCTTATTTGAGCAGGCGGCAATCAGTGAATTAGTGCTGCGTGCCGGTAATGGTTCACCTGTTGGAATAACCGCCTCGCTGTGGAGACGCTCGCCGACTTCTGCTAACGAGGTCGCATGGGTTAATACATCAGGCGACACTTACGATATTTATATTAATATCGGCCAGCATGCGTACTGGTTAATTGCGCAATATGATTACACCGGTAATGCAAATGTCACGCTGTACAGTACGCCTGAATATTCATCAGTACAGCCGGGAAACTCAACCAGCGGTCAGACATATACACTGTTTAATAGTCTGATGAAACCCACTCCCGAAGATGTCGGAGCGCTGTCAGTTAATGGAGGGAGGCTAAACGGTCCGTTAGGCATTGGTACTGACAATGCGCTTGGTGGTAATTCGATTGTGTTCGGCGATAACGACACAGGAATTAAACAGGATGGCGACGGCATTCTGGGTATTTACGCCAATAATGCCCGGGTCGGTTATATCGACAATTCCGGGTTACACATGTCAGTAGATGTTCTCACTAATGCTGGCATACGAGCAGGTGACGGAAAAAGGCTTTCACTGACGAGCAATAATAATTCGACAATGACAGCCACGTTTAATTTATGGGGCGATGCAAACAGGCCAACAGTTATTGAACTGGACGACGATCAAGGATGGCATTTGTACAGCCAGCGAAATCCTGACGGTTCGATTGTCTTTACGGTCAATGGAGATATAACCGCTAACATACTGCGTGCCGGCGAGGCCATCTATCAGAATAACGGCGACATCTTTGGTTCGTTATGGGGAAATGGCTGGTTAAGTACCTGGATTCACAACAATGTAGTAAAAGCGGTCAGACTTGGCCCCGTGGCGCTTTCTGGCGGTCTGTGGCGTGATTTTCAGCTTGGCGGCGGACAGGTGGTGACGGGGTTCCATACTGACGGTAGCTGGGAAATGGAAGGTGGTGATGACAAGGTTTATTACCGTCCCATTCAGTATCTGGTTGGTGATACGTGGGTGACAGCCCCAAGTGTATAAGAAGGAATAATTATGACAGCGGCAAAAAATAAAAAGAACAAGCAGTTTTTAAATATTAAAAATTTCATTCCGTATACACCGGAACCAGACGACACATTATTCGCCGGTGCGGCGCATCTTCAATCAGAGGATGGTCAGGACTGGTATGCATGCCAGCAATTATTTTCAGAAGACACGCTGAAAATTACCTACGACGATAACGATGTTATTACGTGTATCACGCGCGATATTTCCGGGCTGTGGCCTGCTGGCCAGAGCGTTGCAGAGTTGCCTGATACGGATGAAAACCGTCGCGCTGATATTTCAGGCGGCTGGCAGTTTAAAGACGGTAAAGTCGTTCAACGGGTTTATTCGCCGGAAGAGCTGCATAAAAAGGCGGAGGCTGAAAAAGTTCGCCGCCTTGCTGAGGCTGAATCAGCCATTGCACCACTGGCGCGGGCAGTAAAACTAAAAATTGCCACAGATGAAGAGATTAAACGGCTGGAGGCTTGGGAACTCTACAGCGTTCTGGTCAGTCGGGTGGATACAGCTTCCCCTGCCTGGCCGGAGACACCAGCCAGTCAGTAAAGTACTTTCTGGTTTAAGGGCATGACAGGTAACCTAACACCTGCATCATCGCATATTTTTGCGCATTCCTAGAGTGTGACGTTTGGATTCATTGCACAAAAATAAGCCAACGTGAGGGCTGAAAATGATGCCAGTAATACAAAGCTTAATACTATGCGTATTTCTTTAATTCTCTTCATATTTCCTCCTGCAAAGGGGGGTACTCAACTATATTTTTACATGTCAGTTACACTCTTCTTTCAGTTGATTAAACAATATTATTGTTCTGATAGGGAGGTTTTTATAGTAGTTGAACATATATTTAATTTTAACTGAATTATGTTCGCTGTTAGTTATTATAAGTTGATTTTTAATGACTAACTCTATGATTGATTATTTTATGAAAATCTTAGAGAGCTATATATTATATAGTTTTTAATTTTCTCGCTTCTCATTGGATGTTATTATGGTAAGTAATGTAATTATTTTCTTGCTATAGGTTATGAATTATATGAGTGCTTAATAGTTAAAATATTAGATGGTTGTCATAGGTACTCATCATTACAAGGGTTTAATTGATTTTTTGTTATTTATTTTATGAAGATAAAAGTGTTGGTAGCGATTTTTTAATAATGGGAGTAGGTCTTGCTTATTATTTGCTGTGAAAGCTTTGTGTGCATTGAAGTGATAGTATGGACGGTTATTCTTCACATGAGAAGAGAGGAATCTGTGCTAGTGACTCTTTGTTGAAGTAAGTTATGATAGTTTTGTTTAACTCTAATAGAGCACGGCAGATACACAATGAATAAATGCAAGCTTCATTCTGGTTATAAAGGTGTGAGGTGTTAATATGAAAAAGATTTTTTCTTTCTGTGCTTTGTTAATTACAGCATGGCCTTTGAGTTCGTGGGCTGAATGGACAGGAGATAGTTCTATAAACATTATGAAAAAAATCACCTCTGGTTTGTGCGTTATTGCGTTATTAAGCCTCATTTGTTCTTTCAACGCCAGCGCTGAGTGGACAGGGGATAATGTAAGTGGCTATTATAAAAATAGGGTTGTCAGCGAGTTACACGTTGGTCAGGTAGATAATGGGGATTATTTTTGTATAAATTGGTTAGAGCTAATGGTGGTGATACTCCTGTTACTTATGTGCTCAGTATCAAATCAGAGTGTATGGGCTCCTTCTTTTAAAGTGCTCAAGGAACAAGCTCGGTATTTTTACGCCACTGGACAAACTATAATGGTTTATTTTAGGACTACTACTTGGACATATAAACCCTTTTCAGATGCATTTTCAAATAAAGTCCTTACAGGATTTTCGACATGCAACAACGCAACAGACTGCTTTGGCCCTACGCCACAGTAAGAGGGAAGTGGAACAATGAAAAAGTTAATATTACTGACCTTCATAATAGCCAGTTTTGATATCTATGCGATAGATTTTGTTTATCGTGTAGATCCAAATCCACCGGATGTTATTTTTCGTGATGGGTTCTCTCTACTTGCATATAATCGGGACCTACAGCAATTGATCAGTGGAAGATCATGTGCTGGTGGAAGTAGTGACAGTCGTTATATTGCAACGACCTCAGATATTAATAAAATATACGCTATAGCCAGAGCGTACTATTCTCATTCAAAATTCAAAGGTAATCTGTACAGATATAAAATTCGCGCAGACAGTAACTTTTACAGTTTGACTCCATCCGTCAACTACCTGGAATCGCAAGGCGGTCACTTTAATGCTTATGAAAAAAGCATGATACGATTACAAAGTGAGTATGTTTCCACATTGTCTATTTCGCCGGAAAATATTCAAAAGGCAGTGGCGCTCGTTTATGATAGTTCAACAGGTCAGATAAAGGATGGTACAGGTACAATAAATACCGATTATGTAAGTATAAGCAGTGTGTCGAATCCAGGAGTGATACCTTTTCTCCCCGAGCCGCAGACTAATACACAGCAACGAATTGATGCATTTGGCTCGTTAATAAGTTCATGTTTTTCAATTTATAGCGTGTGTCAGACACATAGAGGTCAAAAAACTGAAGTGTACAAAATGCCATTTTATGATGCAAGGCCAGTAATACAATTTATCATTTCAGGTGAATGAGGGTTAAAGTATTCTGCGCATTAAATTAAACAGACCTCTGTCAGTAGTCTGTTTAATGCTGTTAATAGCTACTGATTTCTGAACAGATTTATTTATTATTAAAGATTAATGTTCATATCATAATGATGACACTATTCCTGCTGGAATTATAAAACATGGAAATCGGGTGATGCACTTTATTAATATTGAGAGAAGCTATCATGACTAAAGATGAAATCTTTGCGTCTATCCTCAATAGAGAGGGCGGTTACGTTAATCACCCTGACGACAGAGGCGGTCCAACTAACTGGGGGATCACCCTGACGACAGCGCGAGCTAATGGTTACATGGGCGATATACGAAATCTTACCCGTGATCAAGCGTTAAAAATTCTTGAAGCTGATTACTGGTATGGTCCGCGGTTCGATCAAGTCGCCATCATATCTCACTCTGTCGCTGTTGAGCTTTGTGATACAGGTGTGAATATGGGGCCATTTATCCCGATTAAGTGGTTCCAGCGTTGGCTTAATGTCTTTAATAATCAACAAAGATTTTATCCGGATTTGATAGTGGATAGTCAGATTGGTCCACGTACCCTATCGGCGTTGAGATTTTTCCTCTCTATCCGGGGAAGTGAAGGTGAAATGATACTTATTCGTGCGCTAAATTGTAGTCAGGGGCAACGCTATCTGGAACTGGCTGAACAGCGTCAGGCTAATGAATCATTTATTTACGGATGGATGAAGGAACGTGTTAAACTCTAATTTTCATTAATCTGCAATATGGCTGTTTGCGATGGATGCATCGATACGGTTTGTGTCACTGTCGATGAAATAGTAAAGCCGTTAAGAATCATAATTGCTATTTTAAAGAGTGGAAGCTTTCCATGCTTTTTTAATCACCCATCCATTTAAAGTCAGCCTGAGAAAGTTAATCTATGCTAATTATGAGGGGCATAATATTTCCATCCAAACATCCTTACAGCAAGATACATTAATGTTCGTTTCCATTTTGGCACACCGAGTACTGTCATTCCATCCAGGAATATTAGATCGGATTCTTTTCTGTCGCGTAGTGAATAGTGATACAGGTAGTCGTGAATGATTGCTGCTTTGGCATACTCTCCATCCGGTGGCAACAGTGACCAGAAAATACGCGGAACAGTGGCTAGATCGGTAATGAAACCGACTGGCACTTCAATTACATCATTTTTATCTTCACTGAGATAAAATCGGAACGGTTCGTAAACCCGCCATCTATAATGACCTAACATTTCCATTATTGCTGGAGTAGTAAAACAACTCATAATTTTATCTGTTATTAATCCCATGTGTTGAATTATCAGGGAATATATATCGCAAAACTCTATAATGGGGAAAGTTGACTATTCCTGCTGTTTATGACTATCTGCTAATATATTATGTAATAATATGGCGAAGACATCATTTTTGTTGAGGAATCCCTCATCAACAACGCCGTGCTAAAAACGCCACAGGATAATGATCAGAAGCGAGTTGTGGATTACGTGATGCTTCAACCCTTTGTGAATAAGGTGCTCTATCAACAATGACCCCATAATCTAAAATACCACCACCAATTTGCGTGGGTACTGTAGGTGCGAGTACGGTTACAGATCGTTCCAGATGCTCAGTCATCAGGTCACGTTCAAGTCTGTCTGGGGCGCGATTAAAATCCCCGGCAAGAAACCAGGATAAATGCCGCAACTGAGGTTGTCTAAAAAAATTATTGGTAACCCTGACAATAGCTGCAGCATCCGGACCTCCATTAGCCAGTGCGTGCGCTGTCAGAAAAACATCATTACCCAGTCCGATGCCAATGACGGGGCGAGATGCGACAGTTGTCGGACGCAAGACATAAACATTATCCGCTCTTTGTCTGGAAACTATTGCCAAATTAACACGGCGTGCTCCAACATCAATACGCGAGTAGTAGATATATCGTGTATCTTCACGTCTGGTGGTTCCGAGATTCCAGGTATATTCATCAATGGGAATGCCCACTCCAAAAGGCTGAATATGTCGCCCGGTAGGAACCGCTGAGGAGGGGAGAGTACCAGCTTCCTGGACCATAAGGATATCCACACCGGCAGTACCACTTAAAAGCGGTTTGACATTGACATTCCATTTACTTTCTGTAGATGCTGAAGATCCCTGAAGATTCCAGGTCATAATTCTGTAGTCGCTGATATTCGCGCAGGCAAAAGAAATATAACTGCAGATAAGCATTATCAGAAGGTGAATAAAATTCTTTTTCATAATCCATTCTCCTGTTGAGTCGCTGAATTATTGATTATTTGTTTAAATTGAATGAGATAAAAATTCATATATCTTGATGCTTTCATTAGTATTCGCCAGTATTATATTCGTTTCTGGATAATGATTGCATTCATAATAATATCCGTTCACAGTATTGCTGTTGATTGTATCTTGGCAATGTATGCTTCATGTTCCATACATTGCATAAGGTAGTTTCAAAATACATCATGAAACGTAAATCAAACCGAAATAGATGTCTGATATAGAAGTGAATTTATATTTATTTAACGAAGTCATTGTTTGGTTTGTTACTGTGAGTAGAGTCAGACGATTATATGAATAATGTGCATGAAATTTAAATTTCATGCTGCTGAATTTTTCAAATTGTATCCTGATGATTTAGTTACATAAAGAGAAGTGTCGTCCGTTCCGGTTATTCGGCCTGGATGTAGATTGGTGACGCTCAGTTTTCATTATCAGAAGACAGTGCTGATTAGCGTAACGTGGGGTCATCGTTCATTATGATAATGTCCATATGAGTATGTGAGTTTGATAGTGGTCTGGGGGGAGAAGCTGAATACCACAGTTCATACTATGTGGGCGTGAGCGGTAGGTTGATAGTGGTTCTACTGAACAATCGCCAGTTACCGTGGCTGGTACTAGTGCAATACGAAAGTACAAGAGAATCCGAAACCAGCTACTTATTTGTTACTTCAAACATTTCCTCCAACATACGGTTTAGTTTTTCACGATCGCTTTTGCTGGCGTCGCTATTCAAGCCGTTCGCCTGCATAGGCTTAACCCTGGCATCAGCATCAGGAAAAATCCGGTGTACGCGTTTGGTTAGTTCATTCAGGATGATGTCTTTTGCCCTAGGCAGACCTACAACATTGCGTTTGTCATAAACGAGTTCGACGAACATTTTTCATCTTCTCTCTTTTCTGGTTGGATATACAGTTATTTTAAGCTGGCTATTTGTACAGTATCAATATGAAAGTAGAGAAATGCTTGGGGCATTATTGGGGCAAAAAGGGGGCTTTTGGGGCAGTTTTGGGGCAAAAAGAACGTATAAAATTCGGTAAAGTTCACATAGTACCAAAATGAAACTTTTGTAACTCACTGAAAAATCATATGCTCTTGGACGATCTTTAGTGATTTTGAAAATTACACAATCATATCCTTTCAATGATAGCGTATCAGCTTGATAATGCGTTTGAGATCGTGTGCTTAGCTAACCCGGGAGATTCACTATGCAGTTTTCAACAACCCCAACGCTGGAAGGACAAAGCATCGTGGAGTATTGCGGTGTGGTGACGGGCGAAGCCATTTTAGGCGCCAATATTTTCCGCGATTTTTTCGCCGGCATTCGGGATATCGTCGGCGGACGTTCCGGCGCGTATGAGAAAGAGCTGCGTAAAGCGCGTGAAATCGCTTTTCAGGAACTTGGCGAGCAGGCTAAAGCGTTGGGCGCCGATGCGGTGGTAGGCATCGATATTGATTACGAAACTGTCGGTAAGGATGGCAGTATGCTGATGGTCAGCGTCAGCGGAACGGCGGTGAAAACGCGCCGATGA